AGGAGCAGTATCGTAGCCGCCCAACGACTCGGTGGTTTATGGCCGAGGATGTTTTGAAGAATATTTCAAAACTGAAATCTTCGACCGGCGAGTATATTTGGAGAGAGTCGCTAAGGACCGGCGAACCAGACACGATTCTTGGGCTCCCAGTTTCTACGAGTCAGTATGCACCGGCGATACAAACAACAGGGCAATACGTTTTGATGCTGGGTGATTTTAGCTTTTATCACATCGTTGATAGCCTCGCTTTAGAAATCATTCGACTTGATGAGCTTTATGCCGAGACTAACCAAGTTGGTTTTATCGCACGCGCAGAAGTAGACGGCATGCCGGTGCTCGAGGAAGCTTTTGTTCGTGGCAAACTAGCCTAAGTCTAAAAAAGAGGATTTTCTCATGTTAGATCTCAATTCAGATTACCGTGGAATCGTCGCGGTGTCGGCGCGTAGGCTTACCGCGAACGGGACAGTCAACGGATCGACTATCGATCTTGCGAATGCCCACGGCATCAATTTTATCCTCACGACAGGTGTTCTCGTTGATGCAGATGCAACGCTCACGGGTTATCTGTTTCACGGAGATGCGGCGAATCTCTCGGACGGCATGGTAGTAACTCAAGACGATATTATCGGCATTTTAGCCGATTTTAGCTTTAGCGGGACGAACGATAATGCGGTTAAGCAGATCGGATACAAAGGCATAAAGCGGTACTTGCAGATGCGATTGACGCTTGCGGGCGGAGCAGGTGGTAACGCCGACGTTTGCGCGGTTGCGTTTGTTCAACGGCGGGTTACTCCCTTCTATTTTGGGTAACGATGAAAGTTAAAACCCTTTTCCCAATGGCATCACCAAAGGAGGTGGTGCTAAAGGGAACCATTATCGAAGTCACGTCAGTAGAAGCCGCCGATCTCATTGCGAGGGGCTTTGCTGAGCTCGTTGACGATCAGGTGATTAACTCTCAAGAGCAGATTGAGAAAGAGCCGGAAGATTTTGAGACTGCTACTAAAAAAAGGGGCCGAGCGAAAAAGGAGTAGAAAGTAAAAAGCATGACTCTAACTCTCATCACTCCGCCCAACGCACTGAATCCTGCTATTACACTGGATGAAGCTAAAGATCATCTCAGAGTTTTACACTCAGATGAGGACGACTATATTGTTGGTCTTATCTCTGTAGCTACCGCTCTCTTGCAAGATGCAACGCACTACTATCCAACTCAACAAACGTGGCAAATCTCTCTACCCACCGCACCTCGCGGTAACGCGCCGATTTACTTTCCGCTTGGGCCTCTCACTTCCGTTTTAAGCGTCACGTATCATACAAGCGATGACCCGCCGATAGTCTGGCAGCCCACTGAATACTATGTACAAACGGGGCTAATGGGAGCCATTACTCCGCGCGGTGGCATTGCGTATCCGAGCGTACAAGCAGGGCGACTTGAATCTCTTTTTATCTCTTTTATTGTGGGTCATGCTACAACGTCAGAGGTCCCAGAGCAGATAAAACACGCTATAAAAATTATGCTCTCTACTCTGTTTTGGGAGCGAGGGAAAGAGCCTCCCCATGGCATCATAAGACGACTTATGAGCGGTTACGCGCACCCAGGCAGCATGGTGCAATGATGAATGCAGGACACTTAGATCGAAAAGTTATGATCCGTCATCGAGTAAGCACCGGGAACACCTTTGGTGATAGTGTTGATAGCTATGCCGACCTCAAACCAGCATGGGCGAAGTACCAACCCATGGCTGGTAGTGAAAGGTGGGCAGCAGATGGTAATCACACCGTTAAATCTGCGAAGTTTACGGTCTATTTCGACTCAACAATCGATGAAACTATGCAACTTCATTTCGATAATTTGCTTTGGAATATCACGGGGCTCGCAGAATTAGGTTATCGACATCTTCTCGAAATAACTGCGGAGGTTATCAAATGAAGCGTGAATATGGCATACAGGGCCTCGAAGAACTCAATAAATTACTCGAAACACTCCCACAAAAAGCGCAGTACAACGTACTACGGGCTAGTCTTTTTGCAGGAGCAAAAGCGATAGAAAAAGAGGCAAAACTAAGAGCGCCGAGATTAACGGGGAGACTCGCTAAGAGCATAAAAGCTAAGCGTAGCAAGTCTAAAAAGCGATCTGAAGTAGCTTCGCGCGTTGAAGTGCAAGTGCCTTATGGTCACTTAGTCGAGTACGGTTTTAATCACACTTCGGGGCGACATGTTCCGGGGAAGCCTTTTCTTTTCCCGGCGTTTAAGGGTCGAGAAAAGGAGATCCAGGCGGATATAGTCAAAAAGCTTAGAACTGCAATCCTAAAAGAACTTTCCGGGCCTAAGTGGATTTCTCAAATGAGAAAAGCCGTGGCACAGGCGGGAAAGTAATCAATGACGACTCTAAAAGAAGCATTATATACGAGACTCACTAATCAATCGGTTGGTTTTGGACGTATTTATCACGTAAAACGACCCGATAACGCCCTATTTCCTTGTATTACATACCAGAGCATGAGCGTCCAGACTGATCGACTCTTGGACCCCACAGAGCCTCAAAACCTCACCCGTGAGTTTGTTATGTTCGATGTGTGGGGAAAAGACGACACCTCCACGATGGATCTCTCATTAGAAGTAAGTGCAGCGCTCGAAAACTATCGCGGCGTTGTTTCTACCGTAGACATCTTCCGCATCTTGCTCGACAATGAAAACGATTCTTACGAAGATGGAGCCGAGATTTTTCGTCGGTCAATAATGTTTGAAATCTGGTACCGGAGATAAACCATGCCTTCTGAAGCGTTTAGTGGATCGGCAGTTAAGCTAAAAATCGGCGATAGCGGCGTAGGCGCAGGAACTCAAGCGTCTCGGACTATCAGCACTAGTAACCAGCAGCTCATTCTACGAGCAAAAGATGCCGGTCTGCTTGGGAATACAAAAACCACGGAGGTTACCGTAGCAGGTTCTAACACTCCGCTTTCTTTTACGGTGACACCTACCGCGCTTATTATAGCGTCAGCGACAGACGGCGCAGGGTCAGCGACGACTACTGTAGCACAGCTAATATCGGCGCTTTACCTCAACTCGATTTTTTCGAAGAACTTTCAAGCAACAGTAGGTGTCGGTAACGGATCAGGGATTCTCGTACCTGCAGCTTCCGCAGCACTCGCGGGAGGACTAGACGGTGCCGAGCTTTTCACTAACATCGCGGAAGTTAAAAATATCGGCGGGCCGAATATGTCGGCCACGGTTATTGACGTGACGAACACGGATTCCGAAGATAATACAAGGGAATTTATTAGCTCTTGGATTGATCCGGGCGAGCTTACTTTTAACGTCAATTTTCTTCCCAATAAATTGAGTCAGCAAAGCATCGTAACTGACATGCAAAACCGAACGCGCCGTAATTTTCAACTCGAATGGCCGGACGCCCCGGCAACTGCCAATTTTCAAGGATTGATTACTCAATTCTCAATTACTAACACACTCGATGCAGCGGTTGAGGCGAGTGTTACTATTAAAATTACAGGATTCCCGGCGTGGTTCTAAGCAATAAGCACTAGGGAAGTGAGCACTAAAAATGAAAGAAAGTAGCGCGAAATATTTAATTCCTGAGCTAGAAATAGAGCTTGCGGATGGTTCAAAAGTCACGGCAAGGTGCGGCATGGCGGCGCTTGTTGCTTACGAAAACCTTACCGGCAATTCCGTATTAACTTTGAAAATTAAGTCAGCTAGCGACATGGTAAAGTTTCTCGCTTGTGCGATTTACGGCGATGAAGCACTGCAACATCTATCAGACCTTTCTAACAATCTTGCACCGGCGCATTTTTCCGTTATTGCTAACCTAGTAAGCACTTTTTTCCCCTCCTCGACAGATGATGAGGGGGATGAGGAAGAGGGAAAGGACTTCCCACCCTCAGAGGCAGCGATAGAGTAGACTGGCTCTTTATTTGGTCTTTTTGCAGGTATGATTTACAGCTTTCCGACGCCGAGTTTTGGGCTCTTTCTCCGCGCCAATATCTAGCGCTACAAGAGCGCCATATCGACCAAGTACGGCGTTTTGACTATCGCAGCGGCGTAATCATTAGTACCATCTGCAACATGTTCGGAGGTAAGC